CTTTATTCTGGCATAAAAGTTGGAAAAGGATTTGATGCATCCCTGCGTCATTTCTCTGCTTATTCACGTGACATTGTAAAACATCAAGGGGTATCCAGGTACATTCTCCTTCTCAAAGTTACAAAGTTTGCCCTCGAGTGTTATCTCGCGGGCTCTCCTTGTGATACAAGGAAGTTAGGATGTCCCATGCGACTTAGTAAAGGTGGTCTTCCTCTTTGGTTACCCTTAGAGGTAAGACAAGCCTTTCTAGCTCGTAACACAAAATGGATACGGGCATGGCTATCTATTACCAATATTTATCGCTCCCTTCTTGATGAATACAAAGAGCCTCAGTTTGACTCTATTACTTCTGAACCTTTCTATTCAGATTTATCGTCTTTCGGTCTCTTTCTTAGAACCTCGAAACTAATTCAAGATTGGAAACGAAGGTTTTCAATCAATGATTTAGTTCCGAAAGTCTTCCCACTTATGGTAACAGGAAGCGGAGTAGGTCCTGGATCTTCCATACTCTTGTCGCATGTTGCGGCAAGACATTGGACTTTTCAGCCTACTAACCATCTTCTTGAATACCTTACCCATGTTAAGGCCGAAAGATGTTTAAACCTTTATAAAGAGGTTCTTTCAATCACGCAACCAGCTGCGTTAGATGAGTTACTTATGCATAAACGTAAACAGACCTTCCTAGGCCAGCTTCATTTAAAATATGAAGCTGCCGGGAAGATCCGAGTTTTTGCTATGGTAGATTATTGGACTCAGTTGGCCCTCTTACCCCTCCATCAAGTCCTTTTTAAAATGCTTGAATCATTTGAAGAGATGGACGGTACCTTCGATCAAGAAGGCGCCGTTCAAACCTTAAAGGATTCAGGCTATAAAGAATTTTATTCCTATGACCTCAAGTCTGCCACTGATCTAATTCCACAACAACTTTACGTTGTTGTTTTGAATGAAATCTTTGGAAAACCTTTTGGTCAACTTTGGATGTCTCTGTTGGTAGATCGAGAATTCGGTCTGCCATACAAAGATCCAAGGAAAAAGGAATATTATAAACATAATGATTTGCATTATGTAACTTATACGCGTGGTCAGCCAATGGGGGCCCTATCTTCTTGGGCTTCCATGGCTCTAGTCCATCATCTAATCGTCCAATTCTCTTATATGAGAATTTGCCCTTTAGAAAACATTACAGATATTTTCCGAGGGTATAGAGTTTTAGGGGATGACATAGTAATTGCGGATAAAGAAGTAGCGGAGGAATATTTAAAAGTCTGCGAGGAATTTGGGATAACTATTGGCTTAGCAAAATCTTTGATCTCACCAAAGACAGATCGACTCGGTCGGTCTGGTCTACGATGTTTTCAATTTGCTAACCAAATAGTTCTAGGTCTAGAAGATGTTTCACCTATATCTCTAAAGGAAGAGCTTACAGCTCAGTCTTACCAGAGCAAACTCGAATTAGTTTCGAGAATGCTCCGGAGAGGATGGTGTAACCCCACTTCTAGTCGTTTGACTTTTATTATTTCTCGATTGATGCCTCGCCTTTGGGCGAGGTCTCATCACTCCATGA